CATTCACTTCTATTATTACCTTCCTTATTGATTTACTTCCTTTTATCAATATATAAAAATCACACCGCAGATTCTTTTCCCTTTTTATTGGTAACACATATTCCTGAAAAAAAAAGATAACTTCCTTTCTCGTCTTATATAATTTTAGCAATATTTCTAAAACTTTTTTTTCACCAGATGATATTATTTTATCCGTATTATAAATATAATCTATTTCATCTAATTCTATATTCTCAAATATATATTTATCATTTATTTCTTTTAATTTCTTTTCTCTCTTATGAAAGATCTCTTTTATCTTCTTTAATTTGGAATGACATAATTTATAATTTTCTTTTTTGAAAAAATAAGTTCCAATTATTTTCTTTAACATATTTGTATTTGTTATATCACTAAAATCTATTTTTATTAAATTCAGAATTATTGGATATATATTTTTATTATAATCATTTAATAGTTTATTTATTTTTAACATTTCAGAAAATGAGCTAGACGTTTCTAATATTAAATTTTTAAATTTTTCATCTTCTTTATTTATAAAATCAAAATTATAATCTCCTATAAATTTTTCACTGTCAAGTAAATTATAATTTTCATATATATTCTTATAATAATTATTAAATATTTCAAAATCAAAAACATCATTAGAATAAATATGCAATGTTATTTCTTTAACAGTAATATTTTTAACGTAATTTAATTTTTTATTTATTAAATCTATTATTTCTTTATTATCTTCTACTTCTTTTTCTTTTTTACATTCATTAAGAAAATGGGTAATACGATTGTTTAACTCCATATTTATTTTATTATATATTAGTTTAAAATAAAATAAAACAATTTTTATTATAATTAAGATGTATTAAATAAAATTAACCAATGATTTATTATTTTTTTTAATTATAGATATATTACCAACCGTAAAATCATAGAAAGAGTCTATATGTGTTATGAGTATTATATGATTATAATATTTTTTGATGAAATCAGAGATAACATTAAACTTTCCTACATGTTCTTTATCCAATACACTCACACCCTCATCTATTACTAATAAACCACAATGCGGAATATTAAATACAGAGATAAACCCTACTTTGAATGCTAACATTATTAAAAATTGTTCCATACCTCCTCCAAAATTTATTTTATTATTATTCTCATTGATTAATACTTTCAAGTCTTCTATTTCTTTGGTAATCTCTATCCTTTTGGTTATAAAATTTTTTAATATATTATTAACTTCATCTTCTATAATTTGTAACTTGATGTTAATAATTTTACGAGGTATACCTTTTGAACAAACCAAATCAAAAATATAAGTATTTAATTCTAATTCATCTGTTAAATTATTTATTTTTGTTAAAATTTCATTATACTTAATCTTTTCATCATTAAAATCTTCAATATCATTATTTAATTTGAAAATTAAATTATTATTATTAGACAAATCATCTTCACATTTATTTAACTGAATTTTTATACTACTAATATTATTTTTAATTGATTCATTAAATTGAAGATTAGTAATATTTTTTTGAATTTTTTCTATATTTTCATTAGTTTCTTTTATTAGTTTTTGATAGTTATCGTGTAATTCTTTATTTTTCGAATAATTATCAATGTATTTTTTATTATTTTCAATTTGTTTATTTATTTCATTATTATGTTCAACAATATTTATATTATTATTATAATTATCAATTAGTTTAATTATTTCTTGTTGTTTATTTTTTAATTTATCAAATTTTAATAATTGTTTATTTAATTTTTTTATATTTTTATCAAATGTATTTTCAATAATATATAAGTCGATTATATAATTATTTTGTTTACATTCAATTATGTATTCTTTGATTTTATTTTTAAATTCTACTATATTAGAATTTTTAGATAATTGTTTATAATAGACTATTTTATTTTCAATTTGCTTAATCTCATTTTTAAGTAAATTTAACAAATTATTTATATCATTTTCACTGCTGGAAAAATTAAATAATTCTTTTATTAAAAGATTATTTGAACAAGATTCACAGTTAGGATTAAAATTAAATTTATTAAGTAAAACTTTAAAATTATTATTTTCTAAATTTGCTATTCTTGTCTCATAAAAATTTTTTTTAATAATTAATTCATTTATTTTAGAATCATAATTATCAAATAGTGTATTATCATATATATTTTCAAAATTATTTATATACTCTTCTGAAAATTTTTTACTAAAAATAATATATTTAGGAATAATTTTAGATTTTAATTCAATAATCTTATTTATTTTATCTTTTTCAAAAATAATATTATTATCTATTATTTGCTTTTTATTCTTAACTAATTCTAATTTATCCATTTTAAATTTTATAAATTCTAATTTATATTTTAATTTATCAATATCTACATTTTTCTCATCAAATTGAATTAATTTTTTTGTAAGTTCAATATTTTTTTGATAAAAATTATGAATAGCTTTATTATTTTTGAAATCATATTTTCTCATTTTTAGTAAATTTTTTTTATTTTCTTCAATAATTAGTTTTTCAATATCTATATTAATTTTTAGTTCTTTGACAGAATAATTTTTAAAATCCTCATCGATAGGTTTTAAATTATTAACCAAATTGTCATATTCTTCTTTCTTACTTTTTATCATATTTTTATATTCTTCATTATTCTTTTTGATTTCTATTAAATCTAATTTTATTTTTTCTATTAATAAATCATTATTTACATATAGCTTATAATCATTAAGATTATGTAATGTTTTTAATTCAGATTTTAAATCTGATATAATATTTTTATATTTATTTTCAATCAGTTTAAAACCATCAAGATTAAAATTTACATGTAAAAAGTTCTTTCTTTCTGTAGGTGTCATTGTATAAAAATCTATTTTCGTTTTTGAGTTTGTTTGAAAACAAATTGAAGAAATACAAAAATCATTATATGTTCCTATCAATTTAGTAATTATTGATAAAGTTTCTATCCTATCTACACCATTTAATGATATGTTTTCATCATTAACTATTTTATAAAAATCATATTTAGTAAAATCGAAAGAATCAAATGTGAATTGAGCTTTAGCTTTCTTTCTTTTACCTGCTTTACTAATTTCATAAAAATTATTATTTATTAAAAATCTAACACAACAAGAAAAATAATTTTCATTGGTATTAATTATAGTACCATTTAATATTTTATGTTTATCTTGATTATTTCTACTATAATCATCAAAAAGACTAAATAATAAAATATCAACTAATGAAGACTTTCCTGAAGAATTAGGTCCAAATAATCCAGTAATTTCATCAAAAGTTAATTTTGTAAAATCAATTATATTATCTTTTCCATAAGTAAACATATTAGAAAATGTTAATGATATAAGTTTCCAATTTAACTTAGTATCTATAATTTGAATGGAATTTTTTAGTTCAGAATATAAAATTTTTTCTACGTTCTTTTGATATTTTTCAGGTATTTCTTTTATTTCATTATCAATAACACTTTTTAGAGAATTATCATTAGGAGTTGATTTGCTTTCTTTTTTAATATTTATATTACTAATTAATTTATTATGAACAATATTAACATTTGGATTATTATATTTAATAATGTTAATAATTGTATTATAATTTTCCTGATTACAATTTTCATATGTTATTTTTAATTTAGCGTATTTAGGTAAAATTAATTTGTCATTCAAACTTAATTTATTTTGATAATAAGTATCTTCTTTTTTAATATTGATTTCAGAAAATTGGTAATCATTGCTAATAATTTTATATTCAGAAGTTTTATCTTTTAAATTCCAAACTAAAACACCATGATTTATATCAGTTTCTGAAAAATTTTGTGAAATTAAACTGGATGAATAAGCAATAGTTTTCTCTTCATTTAGATATTGGTGAAAATGAATATCACCTAATAGTGCTAAATCATATCCATCAAATTTAGTTATCGAATTTTCACTGAATTCAAATCCTTTCGAATTTTTACTATTACTAACAGCACCATGATAAAGAGCTATTTTTAATCCATCTTCTTCAATTTCATTAGCTTTAACGAACTTTTTATCTATTAAAGATGATACACCAAAAAGGATATTATTAAATCGATAAACACCCGAATCTTTTAGATAATACAAGTTTTTGAAAGTTCTTTTATATAGAATAATTGATATGGAGTCTAAAATAGTATTATTTTTTTCATTAAAATCGTGATTACCTGGAATTATAACTGTATCCATAATAGTAGATAATTCAGCAAAAAAGTTAATACATATTTCTTCCCCTGTAGATGTCAATTTATCTTTATTATGTAAAATATCTCCGGTGATAACAATTAAAGAATTTTTATTTTTTACAGATTTTAAATATTTGAATAAATTAGTAAATACATGTTCATAGATTTTTTTATGTTCTTCTGTATTCCGAATATGTATATCGGAAATATGATAAATTTTTTCATATTTTGTTTGGTTTTCAATTGGTTTTATAGTTTGAGTTTTCATGTTATATATAATAATTATTATGTATTAAAAATAAATTCAATTTTTATAAAAAAAAATATTTGCTAAAAATATTTTTTATCATATTATGTTATTTTTCGTGTATATATATATGATTTTCTTAAGTTTGTTCTGTAAATCTTCTTTGAAATCTTTATTATATTTTATTTCCGATGTAAAATCGTTCATTAATTTGTAATATATTTCGTGAAATTCATTCTTATTATCTTTGTAATACTTTTCCAAATATTTTAGTGCATATAAAATTAAATCTTCCGTTAGTAAATCATTTCCTATCAACCCCCATTTTTCATCACTGTATTTATAACCGATATTAGACCTAATGTTGGTTATTGTTATTTTCTTTATGAGAATTATTTAATTTTATCGTTTCAATTAATTTTAGTATTGGTATTTGATAGTCTTCTTCAAACTTTAGGTTCTTAAATAGTGATTTCATAAATTCATCCGTTAAATAGCTTAAGTTATCACTTCCGTAATTATTTATAATTATTTTCTGGCTATTATCAACACTGTTATCTATAGTTCCATTGTTTGTATTTATTGTTTTATTACCTTTTAAGCTAGACTTTTTGATTAGGTTTTTTAGGTTTTCAATTTCTGCTTTCATTTCAGCTTTCTCTTTTTCTATTTCTTCTTTAACTTTTTCCTTACATTTTTTTTCGTGTCTAACTAAGTTATCTTTTCTAGATAATATTTTCTCACAGAACCGGCAAGTTAAAATTGAGGATATTTGAGGTACAATTGAGTGAATTTGAGTTAAATTTGAGGAGAAATTTTTATGATAATTTCTAATGTGATTACATCTAGACTGATAACTAGCGTAAAACTTATTACAGTAAGAACATTTAAATTCCATAAACTATTAACTTATATATATTATATTATATTTTATTTTCTTAAATGATTTTTTAACTTGTAACTTAGTTAACTACACTTTTTATATATTTTTTTATAGTGTGTGTGCACAAAAATATAATAATAAAAAGTTTTCTATAAAAAAATTATCTTACAAATCTTTTATAAATAATACATAAATATTTTTTTATTTTATATCAAATAGTCGGTGTTTAATTGTTTGAATATTATAGCCCATATTCAATTAATTATCATATTTGATTTATTTTTTAAAAAACGAATGTTACAGCTTTCTACTAATAATCCTCCATTGACATAGACGCCATAATTCATTCTTTCATCCCGATTTTCAAGGGCAAAATGCCAAATTGTATATGTGCCTTTAGAATTCCAAGGCTCCGCACGGTCATCTATACACGCCATTAGTCTATATTTCTTATCAGTTACAAATAATTTACCAAGATGTTTAATCGTATCTTCCTTTTGTTTATCAGTTATCGGGAATTCAAGAATAGAATGACACCCTGTTATATATAAATCATCTTTGAGTTGAGGATATTTAGAAGTAGAACATTTATATAGGCGATTTTCAGTTCTTTCATTATCTCCCGGATTTTGAATGGTTCCTTTTCCAATTAATACAACTGCCTTATATCCATCTAAACTAGTTTTGACCAGTGTACCGTTCTTGAGTTCCTCTACAGGAACATATTTTTCAAGACCCTCTACTTTACAGAGAACTGTAGTCCCTTCTAAAAAGCAAGGAGCAGAAGGATATAAATAGTAATAACCATCTAAATTTAATGTAGTTCCATTTGCATATACTATACTTTTTGAAGATGTACCATCACTATTTGATGCAATTCTCCAACTTGTATATCCACCGAAGGGGCCTCCATCACCAACTACATATGATGTACCATTACCTAAGGAATTCGTATTAGCAAGTGCATCTGCCTCTGTAGGATAATAGATTACAGGTGTTAGTCTAAATTCATAAGTTACATTTCCATTGTCATTTACATTATTGCCCGTACTTGAACTTGTAACACCCCACAAATTGTAATCTCCTTGTGTTGCACCGTAAAAATAGGGAAAGCTGGTTATATTACAACCACCTCCATCAAAACACAACCATCCTGGATAGTACTGATAGGATGGACCTCCATTATTACCGGTAGATCGGATATCTACCGTAGGATTGGTTGAATCATAAAATGTTTGTACAATGTATGTAGCATTATCTACGTCAAAAAATCCTATAAATATCACTAAATTACTTTGGTCAGGAAGACTTAGTCGAATATAATACCTGGTACTTGGAGCTCCTACGGGTTCAGCAAATTCATTCATAGGTCCAAGTAATAAACGAGGAATATTTTCAGTGTATTGAGTTTTATGCGAAAGTCCTTCATTGAATACAAAACCAGTATTGGTTTCAATAGGATATGATTGTGAATCTACGACAAGTTCCCCTGGTGAGTTATTAAGATACAGTAAATAAGTATTTTGAAAGTTAGATGAACCAATATCCACGTGTGGGCTATATCACCTTTAATCCATCTCATTGGTATTTGCGATTTTATGGAAAGTTGTAATCCAAATTGCGATTGTAAAGTAGCACAAATAGTGTCAGTTATAGGTACCGAAAAATAGACCATTCCTGATGATTTGGCATCCAATGAAGTCTTGGCTAAAAGAACATTAGGATGATTAATAAAATAATTTAATTCTTCATTAGAAAGTACATTTGGATAGATAAATGACATTAATATATATATATATTTATATAATTATTTCTTTATAAAATTAGCATTTGATAGTTTAAATGTATACTCTTTTTCAAAATACTCTATATACTTTTTTTAAATCAATCATCCCTAAAATAATAATCTGTGAGATAACCCGTTGAGCTACATTAAACATAGTTGCTAATTGTAAAGTAGTATATTGATTTGTCTGATAAAGTAATTTTATTTCATTTTTGGTCTCTTCTAATAATTCATTAAAAGCTAATCCATTATAAACATTTTGTATTTCATTATTAGATAATAAATGAATAGGGTTTATACATTTTGACCTCAAACAATAATAATATTTTCGTAATCCATGTTTACCTATATCTTTAACCCATATTTGAGCTAATATATCTGCCTTCATTGTTATGCCACAAAAAGTAAATATAGGTTGTTCGTTTATATATGAACCTAACCAAACCCAATGGTCATCTTTCTCTATTTTATCTATACATTGCCAAAACCGTTTTTGATATTGTTCTCTTGTTTCATATATGGTTCTTCCATATTTTCCTTTGAATAATTCTGAATAATTTGTATTTTTCCCATCATAAACCATCGACATCCTACTTATACTAGATATTTAATTTCAAAATATGGTTGAAATTTTTTTGAAATAATAGCTAGTATATCAAATGGTTTAATTTCGAAAAATGAAAAACAAAGTTTTGCATTTTTTGGAATCCGGAGTTTGATGGTTTAAATATGATGTTTTGTTTTGTGTGATATGTTAGTTTCACTATTAAAGGAATTACGGTTAAGTAACTCAATTAAGAGTTACTTATCCAATGAGCCACGAAAAGGCCTATCACGTTCAATGGGGATTGGTTTTTCTAGAACCAACAAACTAAGATATAATGAAGCAGTAATCGCTGGGTCTTGAAACCTCACTCTCATCCCTGCAACCAGACCAACCTTTTCAGATTGTACCGTTTATAGACCCGGTTGGTCTTTCGAGTGAGGAGAACAACGGCCTTCTCCTTACTAAGTAGTTTAGCGTCTTACTCAGGACGGGTTGTTTAACGTTCGCAACCAAACTTCAATAACAATACCTTCCAATACGATTTACTGTTATTGTCGACGAAAAATCCTGACAAGTGGGGGGAGTTTTTAGCTTCAGTTTGAGAAGGCTCCTTCCATCGCACCTATTCTCTTTCATCTCATAGACCCCTTTATGGGGATTGGGGGTGTTATTTTATGGTTCGAAAAAATAACCTCCCGTTCGACCTTTTTACATCTTGTTGGGATGGAACATTTTAAAGTCTTGTTCAAGACGGGCTATTAAACCAGAACCCATATAGGTATAATAGCCCAAACATTTTTTCGTATGTTCTAACGAAATATATTTTACAACCCTATTCGGCGGATTAGTTTAACGTCTTATTCAGGACGAAATAGTTTAGCCTCACGTATTATTTAGGAGAGAATATATTTTACAACCCTATTCGGCGGATTAGTTTAACGTCTTATTCAGGACAGAATAATGCAGTAATCGCTGGGTCTTAAACCTCACTCTCATCCCTGCTTACCAGACCAACCTTTGCAGATTGTACCATTTATTGACTTGGGTGGTCATTAAAGTGTCTGAAATTTATGGCGCATTTAAACACTTTTTTCTTCAATTTTTTTTATATATAATAAAAGATTGACGAATGCTTTCATTAAATAAATACTATCTATTTATGTCCTACCAAGATATAATTAATGAAACTGTCATTAATGAACATATTGTTAAAGATAAGAATGGTCATACCATAGCTAATATTAACCAGGATTATATTTCAAGCCTAATGGCTAAAATCAATAAACTAAACAATAAGGGTAATATTTTATATGTTCTTACGATGGATAATAGACGGATTAAAATAGGCTATACCAAGTCAATTAATCATTTTATTAAGACTAATGGGCGGTTTTATCAGCATACAAAAAACTTTAAGTATCAAAAGATTATTCTATACAATGTCTATAAGATTCATAATAAACAAGTAGAAACCCTTATACACCAAAGATTGGCTAAATATCGAAAAAGAACTAGTTATTATAAATGTAACAATAAATGCTACAGTTACGAAACTTACAAATGCTATAAGCATCTTTTGGATAAGATTGAGTATCTGGTAGATAAGTATAATACTGATTACCATGAGAAAGAAAATAACGTATTGGAACCATCTGATTATTTCCGTATCAATAACCAAATAGATGAAGGAATTATTAAACAAGTAAAAAAAATTTTATTCTAAGTCTCACTATATGACTAATAAGAGCCTTTATGAAGATAAACATCCTGATAAATCCACCAAAGGGACTGGTTTTAAGGATAAAGAAAAAGCACTACAAACATTAGAAATTATAAAAGATAGAGATATCACATATCAAAAGCAAGTGGTGAATACAATGTATAATCGCGCAAAGTATCATCCGCATCAAACTGATAAAATGAAAGAAGCTATGAAGGTATATGAAAAATGGTTAAAGAAAAACGGTTAAAGATGTTGAAATTTACATTTTCCTATTTGATTAAATGTACACCCAATACCGTATCTACATATAGTACTTTTATTTTTACATTTTTTCGCTAAATGTGTATCTGCTCCACAATTATAACAATTCTTTATTTTAGTTTGATACATAATATTAACAGGATTGAATGAACAAACTAAACTATCGTGATAATTTGGACAATAATTACACTTTTTAGGATGACTAATATAATATACTGGTATAGATTGATATGGTTGTTGTGGTTGATATGTCTGTTGTGGTTGATATGACTGTTGTGGTTGATATGTCTGTTGTGGTTGATATGTCTGTTGTGGTTGATATGTCTGTTGTGGTTGATATGACTGGTGTGGTTGATATGTCTGTTGTGGTTGATATGTCTGTTGTGGTTGATATGTCTGTTGTGGCTGGGTATATTGTGGCTGTTGAATATACTGTTGAGTATATTGTGGTTGATGTACATATGATTGTTGATATGTAGGCTGTGATTGATTATAATATTCTTTTGGTTCAGCTCTTGGTGCTTCATCATAACGAACTTTAGATTTCATAAAAATTTCATTATCGAAATCGTTCATTTCTTCAATATTAATAAGTTTATTTGTTGGTTGTTCAATTGTTCCATTATTTTTTTCATCAAAAAGGTGATTAATTGATGATTGAATCATATATTGTGTTTCATCTTTATTACTCATATATAAATTAATTTTAATATAAGTAATAATTTTTCAATTTTTTTGGTTCTATTGCTTATAAAATTATTTCGTCAGATACTTCTTCTATCATTTCTTCTAACTTATTTTTTAGATCATTCATAAAGGTCTTACAGTTATATAATATGTACATTATTTCCTCCTTATGGATTTTCATTGTTTCTTCATTATCTATATTTTCCATATATTCCTCATAAATTTTTTTATGAAGTGGTTTCAATTTCGTCTCCATTTGGTCAAATAACTTTTTAATATCATCTTTTCTACAATTAATAATGTTATCCAAATGATTGTTCTTATTTATGGCATCAAATTGACGGGTATCATCATTAAAGGTTAAACAACTTTTACTCCTTAAATTATTTAATATAGTATTTCTGTCTTCTTCAAACTTTTCTTCATTGTAGACCTTTTTAACTAGATTGACAACTGGTTTCTCTTTAAACATAGGTGACGTTATTAAATCTATTTTTTCTTTATTAGTTAGTTTTTTTATAATATTCTCACTACCAACAGCATTAATTTGGATATTGTTAATAATACCGTGATTAATATTATTTGTTTTGTTAATTATTTTTTTATTTGCTTTATCTATAAGTTTTCTTAGCTTTTCCATTTCAGCTTTCATTTCAGCTTTATCTTTTTCTAATTTTTCATTTATTTCAGCTTTCTCTTTTTCATCTTTTTCTTTCTCTGCTTGAAATTTGGCTTTCATTAATTCTATTTCATTTACTTTTATAACCTTACATATTTTTTCATGTCTCCATCTATTTTGAATGAACCCAAAACTTTTATCACATTTTCTACATTTATAATCGTTATCTTCTTCAATGATGATAGGAGGGTTATACACAGGGTTATTTTTAGGTGATTTTGTGGGTTTATGATACTTTCTAATGTGATTACATCTAGATTGATAACTTGAATATGATTTTTTACAGTATGAACACATTAAATCCATAAATTATTACTTTATATATATATAATTATATATTTATTTTCTTAAATGATTTATTAATATATTAACTTAGTTTACTAAACTCTTATAAATATTTTTTTTATAGAGAGAGAGATTTCAATAAAAAAAAAGTATTCCAAAAAAGATTTCCTATAACAAATACTTTCCGTAAATTAACCAAAGTATTTTCTATATTTATACAATGACCGATAAATGTAAGTTAACAATTATACCTACAAAAAACTGGTTAATACCAATTTCTCTTTTATCTTCAGATACTACCAACAAAGTAATGCTAGCCGAATTAATAGATGAAGGAAGAGTAGTCGTAAGAATATCCAATATAAATAAAATGTTAGATATATACAAAAATATAGAAAACATTAAAATTAAAAATCTATTACTAAATCAAAGCAGATTTATAGTTAAAATTTTTTGTACCTTCGAATGCGATGAGGATAAAATTTCTTTATTAAATAATTATGAAAAGGATAAATCATTTTGTAACGCAAATTCAAAACCATCTGAAAAAGTTATGATAGAAGTTATGAAAAAAATGAGTGACACTATTCAATATATGGCTAACAAATTAAATACCAACCAAACTAAAGAAATTATCAGATATTTACTTTTTATAGTCCTCCATTTATTTAATGAATTCGGATTTATACACAATGATATTCACGCTGGAAATATTTTTATAAAAATCCATAAGAATGAACATAAAATAAAATTTAATTTAGATAAAGAATATATATTAAATTCTAAATTGGAATTATTTTTAGGCGACACAGAAGATTCAATTATTTATTCGAAACCTATTTTTAATTATATTAAAGATAACGACTTTTTATTTACTAGACATTTGGGAAAAAATATTTTACAGGTTTTCTCTTCTGGAATTTTATTATTAAAAGATGATTTAGCTAAAGAAATACTTTTAGAATACAACAAACATATTAATTTTCACGATAAAAAATTTATTAAACAAATTAAAGAATACCAAAAAACATCCGACTATGATTTATTTATTAGAAAATCCCTTAAATATGGTATTGGATTAGCTAATAAATTATTTATAATATTATTTAATGAAAGCTTTATTGAATTATAATTTATTAAATTATAAACCGACAAAATATCTAAAAAACAAATTGAATATATTAGATGATAAAATAATAATTAGAATATCTAATTATAAATACGATGAAGAAATTAGAAATATTATAAAAAAGGAGCCCTATTTTATAAAAATCTATGAAACTTTTAATTATCCAGGTAAGATATTACCATTTACAGAATCCAATTTATTTATTGAAATTGTGGAACAAAAAAAAAGACCATTAAGTTTATTAATTAATAAATTAAGTATTGAATTAGCATCAGATATACAATTTCATTTATATGCTATCATTATACATATGTTTAATAAATACCAGTTTATTAACCCTAGTTTATCACTGAATAATATTTATTTTAAATTTCATAAAAGAAAAAAAAAATATTTTATTGGGGATATTTATATGGAGGATAATGTTAGTTTATACTTTGATGAAAATAATAATTCGAGTCTTGAGATAAAATATAATTTAATTTCAGAAATAATAAATGCTAGAAAAATGTGTTTATCATTATTAAAAGACAAAGAAAAGGCTTTTGAAAATAACATTAGAAATAAAGAAGTTTTTGAAGATTACGAAAAAAATGTAGAAATAAAAATGGACAATCCAAAATTACACCATAGAATATACCCTATAGCCTTAAAACTTTTAACTTTCATACGGTTCAAGTGATTTCCCATAAAAATTATCAACTTTCTTCAAGCCGATATCATCGAATAATTCTTTGTAAAATGTATAAAAAAAGATAATTAACTTTTTATTTAAAAATTTCAATAAAAAGTCTTTTAATAATCTCTCCGGTTTTCTCTTTCGCCCATTGTAATAAAATAAAAAATAAATAAACGGTTATAATTCTATATTTTTTTCATCTGATACTTCCTCTATCAATTCTTCTAACTTATTTTTTAGATCATTCATAAAGGTCTTACAGTTATATAATATGTACATTATTTCCTCCTTATGGATTTTTATAGTTTCTTCATTATCTATATTTTCCATATATTCCTCATAAATTTTTTTATGAAGTGGTTTCAATTTCGTCTCCATTTGGTCAAATAACTTTTTAATATCATCTTTTCTACAATTAATAATGTTATCCA